TCATACCAACCAGCATTAGCTAAAGTAAAGTAACTTTCGGTAGAATCCCAAGTAATATGACCAGCATCAATTTCAGTAGTTGATTGAGAAGATCCTGAAGCAAAATAATAAGGATCACCAGTATTCTCTCCATCATCAGCGGTTACTTCAACAAAAGACCAAGGTGGTGGAACTGGACAAGAACTTACTGTAATTGTAGAAGCATCTGTAGTTAAGGAAGATAAATTTAATGAAGTTATATTAAGATCCGTCTGAGCAACAGTATCTCCGCTAGTAAACTCCCCTATTCCAGAAGGAGTTCCATCACCATCAAATTCTAACTTAAGGGGTTTAACATCAGCCATGATATTTTATTATAGTTATCTTCCACCATGTAGAGCCTGACCATCACCAATAGCAGTACTATCTGACATAGCTTCTGTAGTTTCCTTTAGAAAGGTAACACGAATATACTTCTCAAAAGTATTATTACTATTAATAGAGGCAACTAAGTTCTCTATTACATTAGGGGGAGCCACGGNATCTTCTTCAGTAATAGTGTTTAATCTAGTGCCATCAGAGGCATAAAGTCTAAATCTATATTTAGTATTGGAAAGTTTTACTAAACAGGCTACATAATTATTTCCCCGTCTTCCTGGAGCTACAAAAGTAACCTTTATACAGCCTGTTCCGTCCGATTGGGAAAATAATGTGGTAGCTTTTCTGTTATTTCTTACTAAACTCCTTTGCCCAGCCTTAAGAGTAGGGGAAGGTAAAGTTGTGAACGATTTAAACATGTATACTACATTCCAAGACCAGAAGTGTAAGTAACTTCCCCAGGATAGGTAGCATTATCGGCTCTGGTATTAGCCTCTTTAACTTGCCCATAAGTTACTACATACCTTTTAGCATTAGTTCCCGTCTGCGTTATTATAATAGCTCTTGCAGCCTCATGTGGTGCTAAACTCATTGTCAGTGTATCAGTATCAGCATTACCATGCAGACCTAAAACTCCACTAAGACTATTAGATGTTCTAGCACTAGCATTTGGATATCCAGAAGGTCCCTGATCCCTTCCAGATAACCCATACTGTGCTGCTCCGTAAGTATCCCAAACACCTCCTGGCACATAGGCCGCACCATATAGTGTATTGGTTCCACTAGGTATGATTTGGAACTGGTCTTTTGTCCCCTCCCCATCACCTGAAGTAGACATTAATCCCATCACCTGAAGTAGACATTACAGATACATAATTACACGCTATGGGTCCACCAGAAGAGTCTGTGAGGACTACTGNATNTTGGTTTGCATCANNTATNTCAATGACTTTATTATACGGTCTAAAAGTTTCTCTCATAATTATTCGTCCTCGCTATAATCTACTTCTGTACCATTTACTATATCAGATAAACTCTTGATAGCTTTCATCACAGCATCATCAGACATTATTGGAGTAGGTCTCTCCTCTTTCTCTTCTGCTACTTCTTCTTTTTGAAGATCTTCAGAGTCTGCATGCTCTTCTTTAGTAGAAACTTCTTCTTCTTTTTCTTCTTTTTTGTCATTCTTTTTTACTTTATCTTTTGTGGTAGCTTCTGCTAAAGACTGATCAGAATCTAGTTGTATATTTTTAAAAATTTTCCTTATGTCTGAGAAAGAAAACTGCTCCATTAAAGGAATACTCTCTTGGGAGTATCCAGCATGCTGAAAGATCTGCTGTATTACATTATTTAATTCTAATCCTTGAACCCCATTCTTATCCTTGAGATAAGAAGAGAATTCAGTCAGTATCTGCTTTATAACACTATTTTTGGGACTTATTTTAGATATGGACTCAAAAAGAACCACTTGAGTATTTAAAAGACTCTTAAAAGAATAAGACTCCTTTAAGTACTGTAAATTGATACCATATTTTTTGTTAAGTAAATTAGTAAGTTGTTTTCTAGGAGATTTCTTCATCTCAAATAACCTACTAGCATAAGTTTTTAATTCTTGTTCTGAAATATGCTCTGTGGAATGCCCTAAATTCCTGGACAAGGTTTCGAATATTTTCTTTTTGGAAAGTAAACAGAAATAAGGGAGTTCTTTAATAGTTTCTGATAAAACTTCTTCTATATCTTCTTCAGATGAGTAAATCTTAGAAGTTAGAGAATCTATAACAGGCTCAGATGACCAAACTAAATCAAACTCACTCTTAGCTTCAAGAAGTTCTTTCTTTACGAGTTCTTGACGGCATATCATCTCATAAATAGACTTCTCTGGGAGACTATTAAAGGTATATCGTCCAGCGTTAGATAAGTCTTCGATAGAGATGTAAGGCATATTAAAAGCTTTAGATACCGCTTCTGATAATTTTAAAGAATTCACTATCTCTGGGACCTGATCGTGTATTTGGTCTTTGTTCTCATGTAGAAAAGATACTATGTCAGGCACGATCTCTAAAAATCTAGTATACTCATCTGACTCCATAATATTTTGAGAGTTATTAAATATATTAATTTTCTTCTGTAGTTTCTCAGAAACATTGTTATACTTTGACCTAGTTAGAAGTATGTCTATCACATCCGAAAAGGTATCTGTAGCTCCTGTATACTCGTCATTGTATAAGTTTTCTAAGAAAAGAGAAACTTGGTTCTTTACTCCAGAATCAAATTTCTCTTCATTTAAGATAGCATCTGTATTTTCACTAATTATATTAGTAAGGGAATACTCATTATTTGTAAATGAATAATTACCCTTTATAATATAATTACTTTCAGTTAAATAGGATACTGTCTTATCCAATCCATCTACAGAGAATAATTGTACGTTTTCTCTAATGGTATACCCAATATAATCACCTAATTGTATCAACTTTGTGATCTTTTTATTTCTAGAATCAAACATATTTATCATATTTTTACCTTTAAAAGAATACTCTCCCTAATATATAGGAGTTAGTATTTACTTATTTTTATAAATTCTCTATTTTTACTGTATCTATAGACTCAATAAGCCTATTTTGTTTACTATTTTCACCATATTTCTCTAGAATATAAGATTTTACTAGAAGAATATCTTCCGCTGTACTTTTTGGTGAGAGAGGTGCTTCTCCTGGAGGCCCAACCTCCTTATTGCCAGCAATAGGACCTCCACTAGGGCCAGCCTCTGGCTGAGTCCCCAAAACATTCATCTCTTTTTGCTGCTGCTCTAGCTGCTCTTCCTTCTCCTCCTGAAGACGCTTCTTAGTATCTTCAATCTCCTGGTCTGTCATATTATATAATTCTTTGTAAATATCTTCCGTAGGAAATAAACCAGTCCCAACGATAGCCTGAACAACCCTAGCCTTAGCCTCGTCCAACTCAATCTTTCTTTTTGCGAATATATCTGAAGGATCGGGGAGAGTAATTTCTAAATTATTAATTAGCTCTGTGGGGAACCCTTTAAGTTTTAGGTGCCGTTTAGCAATAGCCTCAAAACCAGTATGAATACATTCTTGAACCCTAATAATTGTTCTGGCAAATTTAATATCTAATTGTGCCAAATTAGCTTTTCTCTCAGGAGACTTATCAAATTCAACTACATAATCTTTAGGAATTTTCATAGTAGCTAATAGCTTATCTCTAAAGTATTTTACATCATCAACTTCCCCAAGATTTTGCCCCCCTGGGAGAGTATCTATTTTAGTTCCAACATTTCCTCTAGTAGGAACAAAATAATCTTCGTCTGCGGATAGCGGATTGTATCTCGCATCTATTTTCCCATTGGCATAGAACTTCTCTTTCTTATACCTTTGCTTAACATCCTCCATAAAAGCTTCCGCTTTAGAGGTAGGTAATTGCCCTATATCAATATAAAAGATACGCCTTTCAGGGGCTCTGGTAAGTCTATACACCAACATGGCATCTTCCATTAATTTTAAGGATCTAAAAATACTCACAGCCCCAGAAGTGATGGATTTCCCATACGGGTAGTATTTAGGATCAGAAGTTCTTAGTCTAAAGTGTACTATCTGGTGCTTATCTAATTCAATATACTTTTGGTTGCTAATAAAGGGGTCTGGGGTAGACTCCCACTCAGTTTTCTCAGGGATCTCCTGTAAGAATTTTTCTAAATACCCATAAGCATTTTCTATACGGATGATATAATTAGGATTTAATACTTTTATTCGTCTTAGACCTTTATCTGGCTTATTAACATCAGCTATCAATTCCATAAAGCAATCTCCGTACTTTACAGTATTACGCACAATATCCCAATAAATGTTCTTTAACTTTACTTTAGTAAAAAGTTTTTCTACTTCCTGGACTACTATAGTACTCTCGGAAGAAATATTCCATCGTTTATTTCTAATATTCTTTTGAGTAGATTCATCTGAGTAAATATCAAATGCTGCTGTTATCTCAGGGTAATCATCCATCCGTTCGTATTCATTGTATCTTTTTTTACGATTAATCTCAATTTCTGGTAAAAAGGGTAACTGATTTTTGAGCATAGACATCTTGGCTGGGCCAACAGGTCTATCTGGATTTATTATTACATCCCCAGACTTATCATCAACATCTTTAAGGTAAGGGAGGGCTGGGGTAGCAAAGAACTTAGCAAAAAATCTCCCTATTCTTCCCCTAGGATATGCATAAGTTGTAGCGTTACCTGGACCACCAAAGGTTACATACCCAGGACCTGAGTTCTCATTAAGTTTATCTTCGTTTATTTCATTAACCATGCCATGTCCTCTTCAGTAACACCACCATAACTTTGTAGGTTTTTAAGTCTAATAGGGGCTAGTAGCCGTTCTGTTGGGGTTTTATCATTCTCTCCAATAATACTAACAGGAAGTGTCTCTACATATTTAGTCATCCAAAACGAACAAAGGGCTAAACTAGTAACTAAATCATCATGTTTTGATTTTTCCGCTTGTGCCTTTCCTGTCAAAGAAACTATGAAAGTGTTCAATTCCGATACAGTTCTTTTTGAGTTAATTTTAAGTTTATTAAGCCTTAGACATTCTTCCATACTGGCAAGCATTTGGTCTCTGTTTTTGGTGGTTACTTGTACCCCTATATTTCTTTTATCATCAAAATACAAATTTTCGTACTGCAATCTTTCGAATAGATGGTCAATTAAATTATTACCTATAGTATTCCTCTCTAATATTACAGTAGCTATATTATACCTATTACCGACTATATTCAGAACTTCAGCTAACTCATTTATAGGGGTGGTATTTGAATAATATTCTGCTACCTGCTCACCTGAGTATAAATCAATGATATGAAAAGCTGAGTAGTCCCTGTCCCTACCCAAAGACACATCGACCCCTATAATATATTGTCTATTAGGCTCTGGATCTCTCCAAACATACATTCTATTGTTGTATGTTCTGTAGGAGGGCTTTAAGGTACGAGTATCCATATTAGAAAGAATAGTACCCTCTATGTAGGTATCACCAGTACCAAGAAACTCACATTCGTATTCCTGTAACCACTTCTTATGGCTCATATTAGAGCGAGTAGTCTCTTCCCATTTATCAATATTAATAGGTGGATCTCTTTGCTCCATAGCCTCATATAAATGTTCGTAACCCTCTATACGAGTATATTCAGGGTGGTCCTCCCAGTTAATCTGTATAGGATTAAATGAATTAGCTCCCTCCATAGCCTTATACCAAGTATCGTAATACCAATTACCCACACCATTAACGGTAGAGAGTACAAANGCTCTACCNCCAGTNGANATAATAGGATANACAGCAGCCCAAATCGAATCAATATGTTCAATGAAAGCAGCCTCATCAATAAACAAGAATGAACCAGCAAGAGATCTACCAGATTGTTTGCCCGATGGACGAGACTTAATAACTGATCCTGTACTGAGTTTTAAGTTATGCATATTTTCCTGAAGAATATTAGGCTTAAGGAATGAGGGTAACTCATCAAACATAATCTTAATTCTATCCAAAATCTCAGTGGATTCAGTGTCTCCAACAGATAAAAATACGATAGTCTTATGCTCTTGAAAGATAGCCATCCACAAAGCATACGCAGCAGAGATCGTAGTACACCCAGCCTGACGGAACTTTCTGAGAATATTAAACCTATTATTCTGCAAACAATCTACTATCATCCGTTGAAATGGGTATAATTTAAAAGGAACTAAACCTCTTACAGGGTGTACAACCTTGATATAATTTGATATAAAGTATATGGGATCTAACTTACATCTCTTATANTCCTGTTTTAATTTAATTACTTCCCTAGAATTCATGAACATACACGCTTTTATTTGTACCCGTGAGGAGCCTTTACCTGATTATACACAAAAACTTCTCTCCTATTTATCTAGATGCAAAATAGAGGTAACTTTATTAATAAATAAGAATACTATCTTTGAAGCTTATGCAGAAGCCATCAGTAACACCATAATAAAGGATAATGATATTTATATTTTTTGCCATGATGATCTAGACATAATTATGGACCCACAACAATTTATAAATGTTCTTGTAAGTGCCTCTAGGAAAGAAAATGCTGGGTTTTTTGGCCCAGCAGGAACAACCTGCCTATCCCCAGATGCTATTTGGTGGAACCATGAGTTATGGGCACAAGGAAAACATAAAGGGATAGTATTACACGGAGAAGATATAAGAAGTGCTGAATATACCTATTACGGTCCTCCAGGAAGAGTAGCATGTTTAGATGGTTTATTCTTAGGGATAGCAGGAAGAGCGTTAAAAAATATTGATTTAAATAAACCTGAGTACTTAGTAGATTCTTGGGATTATTATGATATTTATTATACAACACAAGCTCATCTAAAAGGGTTCTATAATAGTGTAGAACCAATATTCTTAATTCATCATTCTTTTGGTAATCTAGCAGGAAGAGAATCTTGGGAAAAGAACAGGCAATTATTTATACAAAATAATAATCTACCTATACAGGTGTAATATGGATTCTCTTGAAGAAAAATATTTAAAGTTGTTAGCAGAGCATGAAAAACTAATTAATAGTTATGACTCTGATAAGAATAATATAGCACAGAGGTATCAGCAACATTTTGAATACCTTCAGGACACTAGGGCAAAATTGATAGACACTATAAAGAAATTATATTCTTCTTGGCTACCACCTAGAGTAAAATCCTTTATAGACACTATTAAATCCTGGGTTAAAACAGGATTTAAAAAATCTAATTTCGCAGAAAGAAGGCTTGCTATATGTAGAGATTGTCCTAATTTAAGAGAAAATGATTTATGCACTTTATGTGGGTGCTATATGAAAAACAAGACCAAACTAGCGGGAGCTAAATGTCCTATAGGTATATGGGGAGATGAAAAAGAAGAGTCTTAGTATCCCTTAATGTGACCACCAGAACCCAATTTCTTACCCTGAGCCCTAAATCTCTTCCACGCATCCTTAGTCATATCTTTAGCCACTTTAGCCACAGGATGTCAACAAGATCCTGGCTCTATTATACCTCTTTTTAGTTGTTGTCCTCTTCTTGCGTGTTTTCTAGCTCTAAAACTCTCGTCACTTTCCCACTCTTTGGTTTTTGGATCCTGTCTCCTTTCGGGGCTTGATGTGCCTCT